ATTTCATTTCTATACACACCTACTAGCGCAGGATTCTTCAATGCAGAACTATTAATGCTAAAGAACACATGGTACAGGAACTTAGCTTTAGGCGCAAACTGATGATTCCCGTCACGAAATAATCGTGCGGCATGTTGCCAGTCTCTAAGATCTAAGGGGAGGTTTTCGTCAGTTGTTGCCATAATAATATTTATTTAAATAATTATGTGCGTAGTTTATAGTAAGGTACAAAAAAGCCCACACTTGGTGGGCTTTCTTATTAACGACTACCGCTACCAGTAATACCAGTGTTAGTTGTACGACTAATTGCTGCGCCAATTCCTGCGCCTGTTGGGCTTTGGAGTGCGTTGTCCATTGTAATTGTTAAAGTAATTTCAGCTGGACCGTTTTCTTTATAGTCTAAACCTTCCCAGGTTGTTTCCTTAACATAGCAACCGTAGCAAATCCATGTTTCAAGAACATTAGGAGTATTTGCACCGTTACCACCGTCAAGAATTTCAATACGGGTAGTAAACTTGTAATCCATACCAGAAGCAGCAGAGCTTTGTTCGAAGAAGTCGAATTGCTTTTGATTCTGTTCGCCGACTAGCTTAGAAACAGCACCTGTTACATCATCACGAAGTTTGATGCTTAGGTCTGTCCACTTAGGCTTACCAGCAATGTGGATTGTTGAGTTGTAAACAGGAACTTCAGTGTCGGTAAAGGATACCTTTGGACGACTTGTTGAAATTACCTGTTTTGTTAGTTCAGTAGTTGGTGTTGAAACGCCAAAGTTCTCAAAAGAAACTCTAAATCTGTATTTGAGCTTTGGCATCAACATGCCTTGGCTGCTAGCAGACTGATCGCTTGCTAGCGGTACTGTAAAGTTAGATAATGTTGCGATTGCCATTTAATATGCTCCGTTATTATGCAAGACCTTTAATCTCGCCAGTGTTCTTCAAGCGCAATGGAATGTAAATAAATTCCGCTGCCTTAACTGGTTCAATAGCTACATCAAGGTATAGTTCACTACGATCGATTCTTGCTGGTGTGTTATTGCTTGTATCGCACACTACTAAGAAGTCGTACAATGCTCGCTGACCAACTAGTTCAAGTAACATGCTTTCAGCAGCTTGCTTGATTTCGTTACGAGTAATTGTATCGTTTGGTTCAAACACATATGGCTTAGCCAACTGTGCAAACTGACGGCGTAAGTACACAATTAAACGGGCTACATTGATACGATCTAATGCGCTTGCGTTTCTTGCACGAGTATACTGACCATAGTTAACAAGGCCTGTACCTGTGATAAATGTGATTGGATTAACCTTAACACTAGCTAATGTATCACGCTGTCCAGTGTTCAATGCTACTGATTGGAATTCGCCTTCGCTTGTAATATAACCAACTGCGCTTGCGTTAGTAATACCACCACGGCGTGTGCCTGCCGGTGCAAACCATGGATAGCTAACTTGATCGCTTAAAGCGATTGTGCGTAGCATCATGTGGCTTGGTGGAACAGCAATGTTGTTTCCAAGATTATCAGTTGTGTAACCCCATGGATAGAAGAAGCCCAAGTATTCATCTGAACTTGCTAGACCATCGTCACCTGTTACTAGTGCGCCCATTTGGTTAGTACCCCAGTTGCTAATACTTGTAGCATCTGGTGTTAAACGAGCAGGAGTATCAGCAACAACGAATGCACTAATACCACGATCATAGTTCAAGCTAATTAACTCTTGTGTTACTTCAGGATAGCCTGGGCAACTGATCAAGTTAAAGATTCTACCTTCTTCGTCACGGATTTGTTGATTTTCATTAATCAACGCAGCAAGACTTTGGATAACAATAGCTCTTTGTGCCTTGCGGCCAAATGTACCTGCACCGTCAGCTTGGTTAGCAGCAATGCTAATCCAACGATGTGGGTAATAGTTTTCCATGCTTTCGTCATTGTTGTAGCGTGGGTTAGTATCGTTTACATCAACATAGTTGTAAACAAACTGCTTCACATTGAAACCGCTACGGCGTAAGTTCCATAGCAACATACCTTTTGGATATAGTGCCGGATCTGGTGCGTCAAAATCTACGAAGTCGCTTTCTAACAATTCTGCAATTGAAGAAGCGTCTGCTGTAGTACCAGTTGTATTCCATCGAGCGTCGTGGAATAGTACGCCTTCTTCAGTTGACTGGTCAGCGTTATCAACTAGAATCCACTTGTTGTTCATACGACGATAGATTAGCGGATAGTTTTCTAAATCTGCTGTGCTAATCCATAAGTCGTTGTCAACTAGTGCTGAGCTTCCGTCTTGTTGTGTTTCTGGTGCTGTGAATGATACTGTTGGACCTAATGGGTCAGTGTCAGGATATACATTTAAGTAACCGTCCCATGTATCACCGTTGTGTACCATCATGTCAACATCTTCAATGTTGCTGTTATACCAAATTGCTTGATCAGCTGTCAATGCAGTTGGTGCATTGTCGTCAGCTGTGTAGCTTAGTACTTTCCATAAGCTAGCTAACAATGAGTAGTCTGCATCACCTGCAGGCGCATTGTACAAATTAGTAATGCCTGCTGTATAGCCAGCAGCTGTTAATGGGCTACCTGTGCCGTCTTCTAAACGAATTTCACCGCCTAGTAAGTGACTGATAACGACTTGATTATTAGCATTTACACTAGCAACAATGTTTACAAAACCTGCGGCATTAATTGCACCAGCCATTAAATCAGCATCATCAGCGGCTTCAGCAGCTGTGAATGACACAGTAATTGGATCGCTTAGTGTTGCGTTGTTCTTTAAACTTTCAACCATTACAAATTCATTTGAACCTGCTGTGAAAGTAGATTCAGTAATAATTGAAGAAGTAATTGTTGTTGCGCCTACAGCGTTTCGACGATAAATCTTAAAGTCTGCAACTTGTGGAGTTGTGTCTTCACTGTCGTTGTATTTTACATACAATGCACCAGCTGATAAGTTTGCGCCGCCGCCGGATGCATCAAGTGCCTTTAATGCTTCTTGGTTGCTACCGTAGATCGGTGCTGTTACACGAGTGAATGCGCCAGTGTCTGAACTGTAAACACTAACTCTCCAGCTTGCGCCATTGTTAGGTTCAGTAGTCTTAACCCATACAGACCCTGTTGGTCTTGGTTCAGCCGCTGTAACTTTAAACTGTGGAACTTGAGTGTGTGCGCTGATCTGTAGTGCAGGTGGATAGTATGTATCTGCTGGAAGGCCGATAACATCACATGCTGTACCAGCAATTTCAACGCTGCTAATTGAACCATCAGTGTAAATTGCCAACTTGCTGTTTACCACAGCCGCTGTAACACCAGGTACATGCGTACCAATCGATGCTACTAGACCAGCAATATTTGCACCAGATGCAGTGTAACCATTAACTTCTAATGTAAGGCTTGGACCACCTGAGCTAAATGTTGGATTTGAAACTGTTCCAGTTACTGTTGGAATGCTTGCTACCCACTCATCAGAACCAACTTGTACCCAAGTACCTGTTGAATTCTTATAATAAAGTTTGTTTAGTGTTGTTGTAGCAACTAAAGCATAATCGCCGATTGCACCAACTGAAGTCTTAGGAATATTATCACCGTCAACTTTTGTAGTATCTGTAATAACAACTGGTGTCTTCTTAACAAATGTTTGGCCGTTTGTAACTGTTGCTGCAGAGCCGTTCCATTCAAAAACACCAAATGTTGTACTACCAGTGTTGAACCAGTAAGTACCATCTGCAGGGTCACCTGCTGGCATTTCTGTAGATGCTGTCAATTGACCTAAGTCAACATCTGCACGGACTACATAAGCACGATTACTTACACCTAACAAGCTGTAAGCAGCTTGAAGGCCATATTCGTTTTGTTCTCCAGCGTGAACTGGATTGTTGTTTGCGTCAGTAATAAATTTTGGCGTACCAAAAGTATCTGACAAGTCTCGCTGGCTAGTAAGCAAATAAACTTTGCCCGCATTTGCTTTTGTTGTGCCTGGTGCAGTACCTGAGCCTGCTCCATTTTGTTTATTCTCTTCAGAAGCAACAATAATTAGAGGTACTGTACCTGGAGCAGCTGGGGTATAGAACGATTCGTCTATAACTGTTACGCTTACGCCTGGTGAACTGAGTTGAGCCATATTTAATCTCCATGAATACAAGTTCTTAATGTATTTATAGGTTTTTGGTTAATTGTGCTTGATATACAACCAAAAAAAGGGATTAAAAAGGCTTAAATAAATTATGAGACCTTTATGCCAATGCGGTTATAGACCCGCAGCTATTAACTATAATAAAAATGGTAGGACTTACTATCGTAAGTTATGCGAAGCTTGCCTTAAAGGCGGCAAGTATGCTGGCATTGCACGATGGCATCGTGCAGGTTATAAAATGAAGAGTGCTTGTGACAAGTGTGGTTTTAAGTCACCGCATAAAGAAGTGTTTGCGGTGTTCCATGTAGACGGTGACTTAAACAACTGTAAGCATACTAATCTTAAGACGGTGTGTGCAAACTGTCAGCGAGTCCTGCATAAAGAGGGCGTTCGTTGGCGTCAAGGGGATCTTGTACCAGACCTTTGACCTGTGCAAACAAGTCGTCAATAGTGCTATTATTGTCTAGCACATGGTCAAATTTAGTTCCTACCCAAGCTGTTTCGCTAGCGTGTATTTTAGCAGTTTCTAATATGCGTTTACTAGTAGACCAAGTTACATTACCGTTAGGGCCTCTATTTGCACTAACTGCCGCTTCATACCACTCTGGTTCAGGGCCACGAACTACACGAACTACAATGCCGCCTGCGGCTTTGATTGATTTAATTTCGTTAGGAAAACGGCAGTCTGAAATAACAATATCGTCAGTGCTGTTACGGAGTTTGTTTTCTAAAGCCGCAATCCAAATATCATCATGGAAGCCCTTACGGCAAACTTCTGTGCCCCAATATTGTAAGACCCAGCGTGGTGTTAAATGAGGCATATTCAGGCGTTCTGCCCACCAAGGATCTACCTGTTCACGCCATTCACGGGCTTGTTTTGTGCGCCCTTCTAGCATAGTACGATCCCAACCAAACACCTGAGCTACAGCATCTTTAAGACTGTTGGCGAAGCTTTCTCGTCGGAAACCATGGAAGTTAGTTAGATAGTCTGCAATAGTATCTTTACCACTGCCAATAAATCCGCATACGCCAATAATCATAAGAATCTCCTAGTAGTTTTGCTAGTATATAGCAACCTGTACTAGGAGAGCAAATTTTTATTAGCCAATAATAAATGTCATTGGGGTTCCGCCTGCGGTTAAGTCTCCAATTTCTTTATCCAATGCTGCGATTTCTTCTTTTCCTGCGCTCAATAATGCTGTACCGTTGAGTGTAATAGCACTTCCTGGGCCGGCAATTGAACCAAATTTACTACGGGC